CGTGGCCGACGAGCTGCTCGCCTGGGTGCAGGCCGAGGGAGCCAATCGTGGTCGCCACTGAGCAGCTCCTGCCGTACGCCGCCGCCTACGCCGTGGCGCAGCGGCTGCTCGACGAGATCTACGACTGCTGCGACGAGGCGATCATCGCGGGTCCGATCCGACGGGGGGAGCCAACCTGCGGCGTCGTCGAGATCCTCGTCGTTCCGTCCGTGGAGCTGCGCCACGAGCGCGACCTGTTCGGCGAGGTGGTCCGCACCGTCCCGAACGACCGTCTCGCCGCCAGGCTCGACAGCCTGATCGACCACGACGTCATCCGCCGACGGCCCAGAGCTGACGGCAAGCTCGTCTGGGGGCCGTCGTGGAAATCCTTCTGGTTCGAGGACTTCCCTATCGACCTGTTTACACCCGAGCGCGCGCGCCTGGGCTGGATACTCGCCCTCCGGACCGGGCCCGAGGCCTACAGCCGGCAGCTCGTGCGCCCGGTCGGCCTCACCACGAAGCACGGCCGCCCGGGACTGCTGCCGCCAACCATCAAGCCACGAGGTGGCTGGCTGACCTGGGGCGGGTCGGGCGAGCGGATCGAGACGCCGACCGAGCGCGAGGTGTTCGACCTGTTCGGGCTGGCCTACCCGGACCCGAGGGCCAGGCGATGAGCGCGCCGCCGTGGCTGCACGGCCGACGGATCGACGGGCCCGGCTGCGGAGACGGCTGCATCGCCGCGAGCATGATCGTGGCGGGGCACCTCGTCCGCGCGGACGTGGAGGTGCACGACCCCGCGGCGCACGAGGCGTACGGACGACGGCTGGCCCAGCCGGAGGAGGCTCCGGTACGGACGGGCGGATTAGCTGTCGATATCGGTGGCTCAACCGTCATGCTCGACGGGCGGCTGATCGCGCCGACGATGACCGAGCTCCGGATCCTGTTCGTGCTGGCCCGGCGCGTCGGGCGGGTAGCGACGCACGCCGAGCTCGCGGCCGGCACCTGGGGCTTCGGCACCCTCGACCAGCCGCTTGAAACGTACCGCCACGCGCTGCGCGTCAACATGACCAGGCTCCGGCGGCGGCTCCGCCCGCACGGCGGGCTGATCTCGACGGTCCCCGAACTCGGCTACCGTCTGGAGGCGCTGCCGATCGGCAGCGCTGCTCCCACGCCGTCAGACAACTACCACCTGCGCATCGACGGCTGGGCGACCGACTGGGACCGCTGCCGCGGCTGCGGACTGACCGACCTGCCGTACGCCTACAGCGGCTACTGCGTCTCCTGCGTCGAGCACCGAGCACCGCGAGCGCGTAGAGGCGCCGTGGCCGACTGGCACGCCCAGGCCGCACGCATCGCTTTAGCCACCAGACCGGAGGGACCATGACGACCGAGCTCGTCCACATCGACCCCGACGACGTCGCGATGCCCGACGCCGAGTCGGCCAGGTCGGCGCTCGATCACTACCTCGGGACCGGCGACCTGGGAGGGCTGCCATCGGCGCAGCGCGCCGCGCTCTACCTGGAGGTCTGTCGGTCGCTCGGGATCAACCCGAGAACACGACCTCTTGACTGGATCGAGTTCTACGACCCCGAGACGAAAGGGAAGAAGCTGGTCCTCTATCCCAACAAGACGTGCACCGACCAGCTCGCGTACCTGCACAAGATCCGCGTCCGACTGGTCGAGGAGAAAACAGTCGGGACCTTGTTCAAGGTCGTGGTCGAGGGAACCATGCCGGACGGCCGGCAGGAGACGAACGTCGCCTATCTCGACCTGACCGACGCGCAGGGCCAGCCGTTGCGGGGCCAGCGGTATGGCAACGCGCTCATGAAGTGCCACACCAAGGCGAAACGACGGCTGGTGCTGGGCATGGTCGGGATGTCGATCCCGGACGACGACAGCCTGCCGAAAGCCAGGCGCGTCTACGTCGATGCGGGCGGCAACGTCATCGAGCACCCCACCGCCGAGCAACGAGCACTCGCCGAGCGACCGGACATGGCACGCGTGATCGGTGAGCCGACCCTGGAGGGCACGGCCCGCGGCGTCGAGACGGGCTTCGAGGGGGAGCCGGACCTACCAATACGAGACGGCCCTGGCCCAGTTCGTACGGAAGCACGCCCGACGTTCCGGCGCGACCCGAAGCAGGTCGAGCGGTGGCTGGGCGCGTGGCATGGCATCGTCAAAGGCACGCCGTACGAGGACGCCGACGAGCGCCACAAGTGGTTTCGGCAGTGGACGGCGATGCTCGACTGGCCGCAGGCGAAGCAAACGGACAGCTCGAAGGCGTTCTTCGAGCGCTGTAGCGACGACGAGGCCGCCGATCTGCTGGCGCGCATCCGCCTTGTGAAGGAGCAGGATCGCGCGGCACTGCTCGCCGATGTGACGAACGCCGCCGACGAGCTTGACGACGAACGGCCGTTCTGATGTGCCCGCTCGTCCTGTCTCTGTTCCCTGGCATCGGGCTCCTGGATCACGCTTTTGAGCTCGAAGGGTTCTGCGTTGTTCGCGGCCCTGACGTGCTCTGGGGTGGGGACGTGAGGGCCTTCCACCCGCCGGCCGACCGCTTCGACGGGGTGATTGGCGGGCCGCCGTGTCAGGCGTTCAGCGGGCTCGCGAACCTGGCACGGGCACGGGGTGTTGAGTTCGAGAACCTGATCCCCGAGTTCGAGCGTGTCACCTCGAGCGTGCGTCCCTCATGGTGGATCATGGAGAACGTCCAGGCCGCGCCTCGGCCGCACGTCCTCGGATACATCGTTACTGATGTCGTCCTGAACAATCGCTTTTTTGGCGGGGATCAGAACCGCGTCAGGCGTATCAGTTTCGGGACGATCGACGGTCGCCGTCTCGCGTTTGACGGGATCGTGGCGTTGGAGTCCCCGATCTGGGAGCACGCGGTGACTGCCGCACACGCCGGAGAGCGGCGTGTGCGGGCAAAAGGGCGTATCGCCAGGTACACCGTCGCCCAGGCTGCACGTCTCCAAGGACTCCCGGAGGACTTCCTTGACGATGCGCCACTGACACAGCAGGGCAAGCTCAGGGCCATCGCCAACGGCGTTCCGATCCCGATGGGCCGCGCCATCGCCCGAGCCGTCCGTCGCGCACTTGGGCTCGACGTGGAGGCTGTGTGAGAACGGACGACCACTGGCTGGAGCTGCACATCGGCCTCCGGGACCACCCGAAGACCGTACGTTTGCGGCGCCGGCTCGGCGTGACGCTGCCGCAGGCGATCGGGCACGTGGTGCTCACGTGGACGTGGGCTGTGCGCTACGCCCCGAACGGCGACCTATCACGCTTCGACCCAGACGTGATCGCCGACGCGGCCGGCTGGGACGACGACCCGGGCCAGTTCGTCCGCGCCATGGTCGCGGCCGGCTTCCTCGACGACGACCTGGCAATTCACGACTGGGACGCCTACGCGGGTCGGCTCCTAGACCGACGCGAGGCCAATGCACGGCGCATGCGCGAGGCCCGCGAACGGATGCGCGCGGCAACCAACGGCTCAGAGCCCGACGAGACACGTGCAGCGCACGCCACCGGCACACGTGCATCGCACGTACAGGGGCTACCGGACCTAACCGGACCGGACCTAACCGGACCGGACCTAACCCCTCCCCCCAACCCCCTCCGCACGGCGGAGGGGGCCGATGCCCTGACGGAGGCGACGGAGGACGATATCGGGCTCTGGGAGCGGGCTCGCGCTGCGCTCACCGACGGCTGGCTCACGGCGAATATGGAGAAGGTCTGGGCGTTCGAGCTGCTCGGGCGGGGTCCCGACGGCGCGCTGCGACTCCGCGCCCCGCCGTGGGCGGGCGCCGTGGTCTCGCCGTACCAGGTCAGGGCGGCGCTCCTGGAGGCCGGCGACGCGGCCGGCGCACACGCGCAGATCGTGACGGGAGGTATCGATGTCTGACGCTGCCACGGGCTCGTGGGCTACGCCGACTGCCGAGCCCATCGACTCGCTCGCGCTGGTGGACCGCGCTCGCGAGGCCCTGCGGATGGCGCACACGCTGGCTGACATCGGCGGCGTGATGGAAATCGCCGAGCGAGCGCGGCGCTACGCGAAGGCGGCGAAGCTCGGGCTCGACGCCGAGAACCACGCTGCCGCGCTCAGGCTGGAGGCGGAGTGGCGGGCCGGCGGGATGCTCGCAGAGGGGCCGAAGCAGGGGCCAGGAGACTATCGCAAACGGGGGGAAATTCACTCCGTTCCGATTCCGCCGTCTCAGGCTGACCTGGGCGTGACGAAGCAGCAGGCGAAGGACTGGCAGACGGTGGCGAAAGTCCCCGAGCCGAAGTTTCGCCAGTACGTTGAGCGAGTCAAGGAGGCCCGACGGCCGCTGACGACCGCCGGCTTGGTGCAGTTCGCGAAGCAGATCACACGGGGCGAGCATGCGAAGCAGATCGCGGCCGAGCCTCCGCCGCTGCCGACCGGGCCGTTCCGCGTCATCGTGGCCGACCCGCCGTGGACGTACGCGAGCCGAAGCACTGACCAGACCCACCGGGCGCGCAACCCGTACCCCGACATGACGCTCGACGAGATCTGCGCCATGCCCGTGGCGGATCTCGCGGCCGAGGATTGCATCCTCTGGCTCTGGACAACGAACGCCCACATGCGCGAGGCGTTCGACGTGCTCGACGCCTGGGGCTTCACGCACAAGACGATCCTGACGTGGGTGAAGGATCGGATGGGCACGGGCGACTGGCTCCGAGGGAGGACGGAGCACTGCCTGGTCGCCGTCAGAGGCCGTCCGACGGTGCTGCTGACGAATCAGACGACCGTGCTCCACGGGCCGCTCCGCGAGCACTCGCGGAAACCTGACGAGTTTTACGCGCTGGTCGAATCGTTGTGCCCTGGCTCGAAGGTGGAGCTGTTCGCGCGGCAGGCGCGAGATGGGTGGGTGGCGCATGGCAGCGAGGTCGCTGCGTGACACCGAGCAGTTCAAGATGGGCAGGCGCGGTGAGCAGGTCGTGGCCGCGATGTTTCGCGAGCTTGGCTGGGGCATCATCCCGAGCTACGACTACGCCGGCCCCGACGGCGACCGTGCGCCGAGCCTCCAGGGCAAGGGCTGGCGCGTGCCGCTCCCGGACCTGGACACCGCCAGGAGCGGCCAGCGGCGCTGGGTCGAGATCAAGACGAAGAACGCCGCGACGTTCACGTACAAGACGCGCCAACTGGAGCACGGTATCGACCTCGACAAGTACGAGCAGTACCTCGTGGTTGAGCACGAGACGGGCGTCGAGGTATGGCTCGCGTTCTACGAGCTCGACACGCAGACGGTGCTCTATCAGTCGCTCGATCGTCTTGCCGACGTCGTCCGCCGCTACGAGGGCGACAAGATGGGGCGGCACGGGATGGCGTTCTTCCCGCGCACGGAGTTACTCCTACTCGGAACCGTGAAGGAGACGCCATCAGGCGCGCAGTTCGAGCTTGCCCAGGATGCGCCGCGCTCGTCGAAAGGATAGGCATGCGACCACTGATGCTCGGCGTCCTGCTTGCTTTCTTGCCGGCCGACCGCACCGCCGACGCTGCGTGGTGCGGCCGTTCGATGACCACCGGCTACGTGCGGAGCGACTATGGCCCGCACGGTCGGACATTTGATGGCACCTCCATTCTGAGCCCAGAGCCCATCGCCGCGGCCGGCTGGTCGATCCCCCTCGGGAGCTACGTCGAGGTCGAGGGGCTTCCGGGTCGTTACCGCGTCGCCGATCGCGGCATGCTCGGCGCCGACAACATCGACATCGCCGTCTGGAGTCGAAGCGAGGCGTTCGAGATCACCGCCATGCGGAGCTACTGCGTCTATCCCCCGGGGTGACCACCATGACCTATCTCGACGTCGAGCCGAAACTGAGTCGCCACGCCTGGCGCTGGCGGCTGGGCGATATGGCCGAGCTGCACGGCTGGCGCGTGCGGGCGTTCGGCCCGGAGTGGGAGCCGGACTTCCTGCTCACGCGCCGGCCGCGGGTGCTCTGGATCTTCGCGGAGCCGGACCGCTCGCGCCTGTCACGGTCACGCTTTGCGGCGCTGGTCGAGCTGCGGGCCTGCGGGCAAGCGGCGGTCGTCGCCCGCCCGCACGACGTCGAGAAGATCGAGCGACTGCTGGAGGTACGCCGAGGATGAGCGACCTCGCGTTACCGATCGAGCAGCGCATCGTGGCGCGGGCATGCGTCGCCGCGTTCGAGGCAGGATTTCAGTCGGACGTTCTGGGCCACGCCTCGCTGGCGTTCGTGATGGAACGGCTCGCGTACGTCGGCACCATGGTCGTCGAGGAGCAGGGCATGGCGAATCACGGCTCAGAACCCCCCGAGTCGAAGCGCGGCGATGGCAGCGAGGTCGACGAGCTGGAGGCGATGCTCAGGGAGCGGAGTGACAGTCTGCAGCGTGAGGCCGCCAGGCTGGCGCTGGCACGGGTGGTCGTGGCGTGCGCTGAGCGGATGCTGGACAAGGTCGGCGCGTGGAGCCGCAGCAAGGGCGCGCCCCCGTCGTCATCCGACATCGAGGCCCTCGCCGCTGCGCTCGACGCCTTTACCGAGTTTGACGAGCGGCTGCCCCGCGTGGAGCTGTAGGCCGATGACAGAGAGCCCCGACCGGCTGCTGCTCCGCCTCGTGATGGTGACGCGACGGGTGATCGACGTGGCCGGCCTGGAGATGCTGGACGAGGCCGAGCGCCAGGTCCTCCGCGACGTCTCGCGCTACCTGCGCACCAAGTACGGCTCTCGCACACCAGGGGGTGATGATGATCGTGGTGTACGTACACCCGAACCGCACTGACTACGTCGCAGAGGTCGACGGCCACTGGCTACGCTGGCCGGCCGAGCGCAACGGCTGGGAGCGTCGTCAGCCGTGCGCCCCTGCCGAGGCGGAGTGGGACGAGCTGCCGGAGGCGCGCTCCAGGCTCGCGCTCCGTCTCTCGGGATGCCCCGAATGAAGGCGTCCGACGTGCCGATGTCCCGGGTCGCGGACGTCCCGATCAGCATTGGCGAGCATCGCGTCCGGCGGGGAGCGGCGATTGCCACGTTTGCCGAGCGCGTCCGCGGCCGGCGGCTCGCGCTCGGGCTCACCAGAGCGGCGCTCGCGGAGGCGGCCGGCATCGCCCACGACACGCTGCTCAACGTCGAGCGCGGCCACCACGAGCCGAAGGCGTACACCCTCGCCGTGCTCGCCGAGGCCCTCGACACGACGATGGACGCGCTCTGGTACGGCGAGACGTGAAAGCTCGGAGCAAAAAGTCGAAACTGGGTGTATGATGGGGGCAATCCGGGGTCGGGGGGTATGCCGTGCCTGCGAAGAGCGCAAAGCAGCAACGGCTGATGGGCGCCGACCTCGCCCGAGCCAGGGCGGGACAGCCGACGACGACAGGCCTGAGCGAGAAGAAGCTCGAGGAGATGGCCCAGAAGCCGAAGCGCCCGAAGAAGGACAAGAACCGATGAGCCTTGGCACGCTGGTCGCCCTGCTGGTCCTGATCGTCGCCGTCGTCCTGCTGGTGATCGGACGGATGGACCCCCTCGAGGCGGGGATGTTCGCCGCCCTGGCCCTGGCTGTCCTGCTGACGGCGGTCCCGTTCCCGTGGCGGGTCTCGGCGTAGCTGTGGCGACCGAGCTCGCGCCAATCCGCGCCAACGCCTGGACCGCAGATCAGATTGCGTTCCAACACTGGTTGGCGTTGCCGCCGCCGTCCCGCGAGCCGCGCTCGCAGAAGGAGCTCGCCCGGCAGCTCGAGCGCGACGCGAGCACGCTGTCGGACTGGAAGAAGCTGCCGGGCTGGGGCGACGCGGTCTACGCCCTGGCCGCCGAGCGACTCCGCGGTGAGCTGGTGCCCGTGCTCGGCGCGCAGATCGCCGAGGCCAAGAAGGGCAGCCTGCCACACGCGCAGTGGCTGTTCCAGCTCGCCGGCCTCTGGGAGCCGAAGGCGGCCCTGACAGGCGGCGACGGCGGCCCCCTCCGGATCGTGGTGGAGCGCGTTGATGATCGCCGAAGCGCCGGCTAGCGGGGGCCGCAGGCTCCGCCTCTCCGACACGCAGTGCGACTTCGTGGACGACCCGCACCCGTTCGTGCTGTTCGTCGGCGGGGTCGGCGCGGGGAAGACCTACGCAGGGGCTGCCCGCGCCCTGCTGCGCCGCTTCGGCGTGGCGAGGCCGTCACTCGGCCTGGTCGTCTCGCCGTCCTACCCGATGCTCCGTGACGCCACCTGGCGCACGGCCCTCGACGTCTGGGCCCCGCTCGTCGAGCGCGTGGTCGGCAACGAGATGCGGCTGGTGCTCAAGACGGGCGACGAGGTCATCTTCCGATCGGCCGACGACCCCGAGCGCCTCCGCGGCCCAAACGCCGCCTGGGCCTGGATCGACGAGGCCGCCCTCTGTCACCCCTCGACCTGGCCGATCACCATCGGCCGGCTCCGGCAGCACGGCGAGCTCGGCGAAGCCTGGCTCACGACGACCCCCAAAGGGATGAACTGGGTTTACCAGACCTTCGTCGTGGACGCGACCGACCAGACCGCCGTGCACAGAGCCGCGACCGCGCAGAACCCGTTCGTCGACCAGGCGTTCGTCTCGAGCCTGCGCTCGCAGTACAGCGGTGACTTCGCGCGGCAGGAATTGGAAGCCGAGTTCATCGCCGACCAGGCCTCAGCCCTGATCGAGTGGAGGTGGCTCGATGACGCCCGAGCGCGGCCGGCAGCCTACGATCGAACGGCTGGAGCCGTGGTCGGGGGCCTTGACGTTGCAGGACCTGGCGAGGCGGAGACCGTGCTCTGTGTGCGCCAGGGCGATGCCATCCTCGAGCTGCACGCCTGGCTGGACCCCGACCCACGGGGGCACATCCTGGATGCGCTGCGCACCTGGCGACACCGCGGCCTCACCAAGGTCGCCGTCGACACGGCCGGCATCGGCCACTACCTCGCCCGCTCGCTCCAGGACGCAGGCGTCACGGTCCGCGACGTCAACGTCGGATCGGCCCCAACCAGCGACGAGGCCCGCGAACGGTTCGCCAACCTGAAAGCCGAGTACTACTGGGGCCTGCGCGAGCGGTTCAAGGATGGCACGGTCAAGGGCTTGACCGACCGGCTGCTGCTCGGCCAGCTGGCCGGCCTCAAGTACGACCACGACCTCCGCGGACGGGTCAAGATCGAGCGCAAGGAGGACGCGGTGCGACGTGGCATCAAGAGCCCCGACCGGGCCGAGGCGCTAATGCTGTGTTTTGCCCCCGACGGGCAGCCCGAACTGGCCGAGATGTATCGGGCTGCCCGTCGGCTGGTGGTCGGGTGATGCTGCTAGGTAACGTGCGCCCAGGTTTCGCCCTTGATGGCTCGCGCCACCGTGGACCGAGCCACGCCGAGGCGCTGGGCTATCGACGTGAAGGTTGCTCCCCGAGCGCGGACGCCGCGTATCGCCTGGACCTGCTCGGCCGTCAGCCTGGAGAGGCCCTGGCGCTCGCCCCTGGCGACCCGCTCGGGATGCAGTCGTGTCCCGTTGCGGTCGCCAACCGCACCGCGCGCTTGCTCCCTCTTGTAGCGCATGTTGCCGGCGTGATCGTCGGCGTACAGGTGGCCCGGCTCGCAGCAGATCGAGCGGTTGCAGCGGTGGCAGACCAACGGTGTCTCGTCGCCGAGCACGCCGCCGGCCAGCAAGAACGCGAGACGGTGGGCGAGATAGGCGCGGCGGCGAATCCAGGCTTGCCCGTAGCCCGTCCGGTTGCGAGATCCCAGCCAGTCGCGGCAACCCCCGGCATCGGGCGGGGCGACCTTCGCCCAGAAGAGACGGGTCTGTCGCGTGGTAAGCTCAGGGTACATCGGCTGCTCCTAACAGTCGGTGTCACGCCCCCGGATGCCCCAAGCATCGCGGGGGTTTCGTGCACTGCATTCTACCTGGTCGGGGGGTCCTGATGGTCGCGGACCCGACCCGCCGGGTCTCGAGCGGGCGCTTCCCGGTGCGCTCGATGCTGGAGCTGCAGGCGTCCTACTGGGACACGATGGAGCGCTCACGGCTGCGCATCGAGGCCAGCCGCGCGACCGTGCTCGGCGAGAAGAAGACCCCGATCGACCCCGACATGCAGGGGTTCAAAGACCGCTGCTTCGACGGGCCCGAGCAGCAGACCGTCCCGCTCCACCTGGTCAACAAGATCGCGTCGCGCGAGCTGGCGCTGGTCCGCCACCCGATCGGGACGGGCATCCAAGCTGAGACGACGGCCACCCGCCTCGAATTGTGGGGGCACTCCGCGATGGAGGAGCTGTTCTCCCGCGACGACGCCGCCGACATGCTGGTGATCGAGGGCGAGATGGCGGGCATCGTCCAGCTCCGAGACGCCCAGTTCGGCTACGGCAAGCTGCCCGAGCTGTACGAGTACGACGAGGCCGGCGAGGAAGCCGGGTACCACCGCCGCTACACCCGAGACAGCAAGGGCCGGTCCCCCGACGAGGACGACTACGACGGCGCACCCGACGGCAGCAAGACCGCCCGCGCCTACTCCGCGGCCAAGCTCGACTACATGGCGCGGCACTTCCCGTTCGAGGTCCGCCTGCTCTCCCGTCTGCAGTGCGTCCCGATCAACCCCCGCATCACGGGGCCCAGGCGCAAGGTCACGGTCGACGGGCTGCTGGTCCGCTCCCAGCACAGCCGCTCCCAGCTGATCCGAGACGGCTGGCGCTGGGAGGGGATGGACGACGCCAAGATGACGCCATCCACGGCCGAGGTCGCCCCTGGCCTCGCGCTCGTGGGCGGCTCGGGCGGCTCCTCGCTCGACCAGGTCACGCTCTACGAGGCGTGGCTCGAGGACGAGGACGGTTGTTTCGCCGCGTTCTGCGTCGAGGGGCGCCCGACGGGACGGCGAGACTCGGGCGGCGACGAGGTGCTGGTCGACGGGGTGCTCGACCTGTACCGCGACTGGGGGCTCGAGCGGCTGCCGATCTGCTACGGCTACGGCCTCAGATGGGCCCACCCCAACCCCGACCTGCGCTCGATCCAGTTCCCACTGCTGCTCTCGGGCATGTGGCAGGCCAAGAACGCCATCCGGACCTCGATGACCGTGCACACCTACAACACGGCGTTTATGGGCTGGGCCTACAAGCCCGACCCCGAGGTCGTGCGGGCGATGGCCGACGCGGGGCTGCCACTGACCCAGCCGATCAAGCGGATGAGCCTGATCCCGGTCGCCGGCGACCTGCAGGGGCTGGTGCACCCAGGCGCCGGCCGCGACGCGCTCGCGCTGTACCGCTCGTACGAGGCCGACGCCCAGCGCGAGGGGCCCAGCCCCGCCGCCTTCGGGGGATCTGAGTCGGACTCCGCGATCGGGCAGTCGGTCATGAGCCGCGACGCGCTGACCGCGCTCGACCAGTGCCAGGAAGGCGTCAGGCGCTTCTACGAGGACGTCGCCTCGACCCTGCTGGAGGTCGGCTGCCTGGTCTCGGAGCGGTTCGACACACCGATCCCGATCGCCCGCAACCAGTCGGTGCCGATCCAGCAGCAGGGGGCGCGCGTCTCGCCGTCGAGAGCCCCGATCGTGCTCGACCCGAAGGACGCAGGCGGCGTCTACGAGTACATGGCCGAGTGGAAGCGCAAGCGCGGCGAGGACCTCGCCCGCAGGCAGCAGAACGTCGAGCTGGTCAAGCAGCGGCTGATGACGACGAGGCAGTTCCTGGAGGAGGACGGCGACCCGGCGCCGGAGGTCACCGAGGCCGCCATCGCCGCCGAAGACCTGGCCAAGACCCCGATCGTCCAGGCCCGCCGGCTGCGACTGGCCGCGCAGTACGCCGCAGACCAGGAGCAGGCCGACCTGCTGGAGGCGATGGCCGACCAGACCGCTGCCCCGAACAGCACCCCAGAAAGTCCGGTGCCGATGGGGCTGCTGCAGGGCGTCGGCGGGCCGCCAGGGATGCCCCCTGAGATGGCCCCGCCGCCAGGGATGGGGCCGCCAGGGATGGGCGGCGGGCCGCCGCCGTCGGTCCCAGGGATGGGCGTGCCGAATCCCGGCCTGAGCCAGCTTGCGGGCATCGTCGGGGCTGGGATGCAGACGGGCCCACTGCAGAACATCGCGGCGGCCGGCGGCGACACCTCGGGCCTGCCGTCGCCACCCACGCGCCCAGGATGAGGTGAGCCGTGCAAGACGAGCGCGACATGAGCCTGGACGAGCGAACAGCTCGGGCCCTGACCGAGGACGATCATCGCATCTCCCGCGAGATGGGGGCCCAGTACGGCCGGCCACCAGGGACCGAGCACACCTCCGAGGCGAGAGACCTTGAGCTGTGGATGAAGCAGGACCCGACGTTCACGCCCGAGGCCGAGGCCCAGGTCTGGCAGGAGGGGCTCGGCCAGGGCGGCGACGAGTGGAACATCAAGACCGACATCGCGACCCGGAAGTTCCCGTTTCGGCAGCAGCTCATGAAGGCGGGCCGGCCCCGAGTGAAGGATCAGATCGCGTTCGCGAACCGGATGGCCGAGCGGGCCGAGCGGCGGGCGGCAGCGCAGCAGGTTGAGGGACCGCCCGCCGCTGGCCCCGCTCCGCTTGAGGAGGGCTAAGTCATGCCCCAGTACGGGCCCGGCGGGGGGTACGGCTGGCCTGAGCAGCCGCCACAGTCGCTCCAGGACTACTACGCGAGCATCGAGCAGGGCTCGAATCGCCGCTTTGACCTGACGCTGGGCGAGTCCAGGGCCAACCGGCAGGCCGACCTCAAGTACAAAATGGCCGCCGTCGACATGCAGTACAAAATCGCCAAGCTGAACGCGCAGACCGAGGCGGAGAAGCTCGCAGTCGACCGCTGGTACAAGGAGCAGCAAACCCGCATCGCGGACGAGACGCTCAAAGAGAACGTCCGCCAGTTCGACAAGCAGTACGGCCTGAACGAGGCCGACCTGACGGGCTACTACGGCGGCAACCCGACCTTTGCCCGCGATAAGTGGCAGGCCGACGCCACGGGCTACGTCGGTGGCAGGGAGACGCTCGAGCGGGAGGAGCTGCGGCGGCGGTTCGGGCTTGACGAGCGGACCATGGAGGGACGGCTCGGGATCGACCGCGACAAGCTGAAGCTCGAGGCGCAGCGGCTCGGCATCGATGAGGCCGAGCTGCTCCGTCGCTACGGCCTCGACGAACGCAGGTTTGGGCTCGATGAGCGCAGGTATGGGCTCGAGGAGCGCGACTCGGACCGGCGCTACGGCCTCGATGAGCGCAGGGTGGGGCTCGACGAGCGCGAGACGGACCGGCGCTACGGCCTGGACGAGCGCAGGTTCGGGGCCGACGAGGCCGACCGGCTGCGACGGTTCGGGCTCGACGAGGGCGGGCTGACGGGCATGTACGGGGGCCGGCAGACCCTCGAGGCGCAGGAGCTGGCCCGCCGGTTCGGGCTTGACGAGACGGAGCTGGCCCGCCGGTTCGGGCTCGATGAGACGGAGCTGGCGCGTCGCTTCGGGCTCGATCAGCAGAAGTTCGGCCTGAACGTCGCCCAGACCGCGGCCGAGATGCGCTCGCGCCCCGACATGCTGTTTCAGTACAAGCAGTTCGCCCAAAACCTCCCTGGGCTGCTCGCGGGCCAGGGCGGGCAGGCGCCGGCCCCGGGCACGGCCCCGGAGGGGCAGACCATTCAGGGCCAGCTCAACGAGGTCGGCTACCTCCAGCCAGTCGTTCCCCAGCAGCCGTATCCCCAGCAGCCGTACGCCCAGCAGCCGTATCCCCAGCAGCCGTATCCCCAGCAGCCATATCCCCAGCAGCCGTATCCCCAGCAGCCATACGCCCAGCCGGCAGCCCCCCAGGCAGGAGCGCAGTCGGCGCCGACGGCCCAGGCCCCGCTCTCTCCGCAGGAGCAGGCGCGCTACCAGCAGATCATGGCTCGGCGGGCGGAGCTCGCCGCGGCTGGCCAGGGCGACGTCTCGCCCCAGGACCTGGCCGAGCTTCAGGGCTACCAGGCCCGCTCCGGCCCAGGGACGCCGGCCCCGGCGGCGAGCCCGTACGCGGGTGGCATTCCCAACATGGGCAGTGCTCCTGGCTCGTACATGCAACTGCAGAGCGGCGGGTCCGCCTACGGGGGCGCGGGCATTACGGACCCACGCTGGCGGCCAGGCAACCGACGAGCGGGTGGCGGCATCGGCATTACGGACCCGGGCTGGCAACCGGGCAACCGACAAGCGGCCGGCGACCGCATCGGCATTAGCGACCCAGGCTGGCAGCCGGGCAACCGAGGCGCAGCCGGCGGCATCGGCATCACCGACCCAGGCTGGCAGCCAGGCAACCGACAAGCGGCCGGCGACCGCATCGGCATTACGGACCCAGGCTGGCAACCAGGCAACCGACAAGCGGCCGGCGACCGCATCGGCATTAGCGACCCAGGCTGGCGGGCACCCGCCAGGCGAGTAGCGGGTGGCGGCACACCCGCCTCGATGGCGTACCTGTCGAATGCAGCGCCCGACCTGTCGTCAGACCCGACCCTCCAGTCGCTCGGGAAGATGTACCAGTCCGGCTTCCGGAAGCTGGGGGCGCAGACGCTCGAGGGCATGGACGCGAACGAGCTGGGCTTTTTGAAGTCGGCCGGCACGTACCAGGGCTACGACCCCGACCGCGAGATGCGCTCCTACCAGCGCTCGCGGCTCGGCCAGTAGGGCGGAGCGAGCCAGGATGACCTACCTGCCGTCGTCGCTGCTGGGCAAGGCTGACGCCCTCGACTTCCTGGGATCGACCACGCCGATGGTCGAGGACATCAAGAAGCGGGTGGGCGAGGGACTGGTGGGGCTGACCGAGGCGTTCCGCGCGCCAGCGCTCAGCCCGGTCCCGAGGCTTGGGTACCCAGGAAGTCCGGGTGCCCCTTCGGGGCGGACTTCCTGGGAGCCCCTTCCGGACCCGTTCGCCGCGACGGCGTCGGCACCGGACCCGTTCGCCGCGCGACCGGCACCGCCGGCCACGGCGCTGCCCGCGCCCCGACGCGCGGCCGATTCCTTCGGGATCGAGTCCTTCGCGCTGCCGTCGTTCGCCGAGATGACGGGCGGGTCCTTGGTGCCCGAGGCCCCCACAGCGCCCAGCCGTGGCACAGCACCGCGCAACGCCACCGACACCGCCGCCTTCACGCTGCCGTCGTTCGAGAGCCTGACGGGAGCCGTGGCCCCCGCTCCGCTCGCTGCCGATCGTGCCCCCCTCGGCTCTGGTCCGCGGCCCTCCCTGGCCGGAGCGTCGCCTCCCCCTGCTGCTGCCGCCGGTGCCCCAGGCGAGATCGAGGCGTTTATCAGACAGGCCGCGAGCGCTCGCGGCATCAACCCCGACATCGCCGTGCAGGTGGCTCGTGCCGAGGGCGGGCTCTCGGACCCCGTGCGGCAGTCGGACGTCGTCTACCGCGGCCGGCGCGAGCAGAGTTACGGACCGCTCCAGCTGAACGTTGAGGGCGGCGTCGGCTCGGCAGCCATCAAGGCGGGCATCGACCCACGGAATCCCGCGCACTGGCGCCGGGCGGTCGAGTTCGGGTTGGACGAGGTCGCCCGGGCCGGCTGGGGCCAGTGGCACGCGGCAGCCCCGCTGGGGATCGAGAACAGGACGGGACTGGAGTCAGCCAGGCCGATCGGCGTCACCGCGCCAGCAGCGGCGGCCGCGGTGGTGGCGGCTCCCGCTGCCCGGCCCACGCCTGGCGAGCCTGGAGGGCCGCCACTGGCACCTGGACCCGTCTGGGAGCCCCCACCCGCGGCGGCCGCGGGACCTGCCCCCACAGCCCAGGTCTTCGCGACCCCGAACCTCGGCGGCCCCCGCACCGGCACGAGGGGCATTGTCGTCCACAGCACCAGGGGTCAGGGCGCGACGCCCGAGGCCGAGCTCCAGGGCACGCTCTCGTGGTTCGCGAACCCGCAGAGCCAGGTCTCGGCGCACGCCGTGATCGGGACCGACGGCTCGATCTACACCGTCGGGGATCTCGACCGCCAGACCTGGCACGCGGGCGAGAACAACGCCGACCGCCTCGGCATCGAGCTCGTGCAGTCCGCCCGCGACAACGAGCGCGGCGTCCCGTTTACCGACGCCCAGTACCGGAGCCTGGCCCAGCTGACGGCCGACTGGTCGCGCCGCTACGGGTTCGCCATCGATCGCAACGCGCTCGTCGGGCATGAGGAGCTGGAGCAGGGCAAGCGCTCGGGCAAGTCGGATCCAGGACACAGCTTCAACTGGGACCGCTACGTCCAGTCGGCCCGGGCGCTCGGCGGCCCCACGGCGGCCCAGAGCCACCCGCAGCCAGCCGCGCAGGCGCTCCACCAGAACGTCGCCGCGGCCTTCGAGCGCGCGAACGGGCGCCCGCCGACGCTCGACGAGGCCCGCGAGCTCCAGCAGCTCGGCTTCGGGTTGGGCTGAGTCATGGTCAGCTCGTCGGTCTCGCGCACGCTGCGGTGGATGGCCGGTATGCCGGACGAGGAGGAGGAGGAGCCGGCGCTCGGGTCGTCGTACAACGATCCCACCGACGGCGGGACGCTGTCGTCGCCCATCTCACCCCCTCAGGCGCCCGCACCGGCCCCTGAGACACCGTCGACGCAGTCGATGGTAGGGATTTCGTCGATGTCCCAGACCGCCTCAGACCTCGCAGCCTCGCTCCAGGAGCGCCTGTCGAGCGCCGGGAGCACCATCGGCCAGGGCATCACGGGGCTGACGGACACGCTGTCGTCGGGCTACCGCGCCAACCAGGCCGCGGTCGAGGAGGCCAACGCCGGGCAGTCGGGCGGGGTGGACTTCGGCGCGGGGCTGCTTGCGACGCCTGCGGGGCAGGCGTACCAGCGGCGCATCGAGGAGGCCAGCCGGGCGGAGGACGAGATCGCGGCCCGCAACCGCGAGGTGATCTCGAACCCGCTGCTTGGCGCTGCCACCTCGGCGCTCGAGCCGATCCACCGCGGGCTCGCGCTCGGACACGCCGCCGTCGCGGCCACCCCCGAGGCGATCTACGAGACCGGCAACGCGCTGGGCACGCCCGTCGGGCTGGGGCGCGAGGGCCCGCTCGGCATGGACACCCCGTTCGGGCGGGTCGGCCCGACCGACATAGCGCTGACGCTGGCACCCAGCGCCCCGCTCCAGGCCGCGCTGAACCTGCCGATAGGCGGGCATCTGCCCGCAGCCGCCGGCCCCGCCGCGTCCCGCTTCACGGGGGCGCTCGAGTCGGCCGGCGACACCGCGGCCACGGCCGTCAGGGGCGCCGTGGGGCGTGCTGCGTCCGGGCTCTCCGATGCCTGGGCCGGCAACGCCGAGCGCCTGGCCGCGGCTGACGCCAGGATGGCGGCCGAGGGATCTGTGGCGGCCCCAGGGACGCTGGGCGCCCTCCCCGAGGAGTACGGACAGGCGTACCCGCCGCTGCGCGGCGACGTGCGCGGCGTCGTGCGCGAGCAGCTCGGCGAGACGTCGTCGGAATTCCTGGCCGACTCCCGCTTCCCGAGGGACGCCGTGCACCCGGACCTCAGGGCGGCCGGCATCGGCCCCGAGATCACCCCCCAGATCGACCTCAGCGAGCGGCTGAACGCGGGGTTCGGGGTGGTACCGTCACGAGCCGACCTCCGCGAGGTCGAGCGACGGATCGCGGACGCCAACGGGGCGTACACCACGGCGCGGATCGAGCGGGCGCGCATCGAGCGGGAGCTGGCCCGCCTGCCCGATGATCCCGAATTGCAGCAGGATCTGATGGGCGCGCTCCGACAGGAGGAGTACACCCAGGGCAAGCTGGACGCGGCCCGCGAGTGGTCGCAGATGGTCAGGACGGGCGACCGAACGCTGGCGACGGCCGGCACGCTGCCTGGAGAGGCCCCCCCAGACCGGCTGGCCGGCGTGAACCGCGTGCTGGGCCAAGGGCTGGCGTCGTCGGTCTCGGGGGGCGTGGGCGCACAGATCAACCAGGAGATGAACCCGGACGACCCGAACGCCGCGCTGAAGGGCTTCGCGGTCGGGGCGCTCGGCCCGCTGGCGGCGACGCGCGGCGTCCGGGCCGGGCTGCGGGCGGCCGGGCGGCTCGGGGCGGGGGCTGAACGGGCAGAGGGCGCGCTTGGGACGCTCGGGAACCTGCCGGCCCGCCAGGCGCGGATGGCGGGGCTGGGCGAGGAGCTGGTCCCGCCGCTGGAGCGCGGCCCGAGCGGCTACGCGCCTCCAGACCTGAGACGACATCCTGGCGTGCCTGCGACCGAGCTGCCCCCGGAGCGAGGGGACGCGCTCAGATCCGCCCTCCCGGGCCTCTTGCGCGGCTTGAACGCACCTCAGCCGGCCGCAGCCGCGGAGGGCGCCTCGCTCGTCCTGCCCGACATTCCCGCGGCGTCGGGCCCGTACGGACGCCTCCAGGCCGCGCTCAACGGGATCGGCGAGGCCCTTGAGCCCGTGACGCGGCGGGCGAACATCGGCCGCTACGCAGGCATGCTCTCCGACGCCGCGTCACACGTCCAGAACATCCTGGGCGGCGCAACCTCGGCCGCGATCGACGTCGGCACGCTGCCGCCGATGCTGGCCCTCGACATCGCCAGGTCGAAGCTGATGGGCACGCCGCGCGAGGTCTTTGCGGCCGAGCTGCCCGCCCGTCTCGCGGGCATGCGCCACGGCGCCAGGCAGGGCATGGGACGGGCGCTCGAGATCATGCGCTCTGGCGTCCCCGCCGAGGAAGCCGCCAAACTGGACCAGGGCGGCGTCGGCTTCGACACGAACATCCCCGGGCTTGCCCCGCGGGGGAGCGGTCGGGCGGGGGCGGTCAACGTTGCGGTCGAGTCGCCGCTGCGGGCGCTGGCCGCGGCCGACGCCGTGTTCAAGACGATGGCGCAGGGCGGCCACCTGATGGCCGAGGCGACCGCCGAGGCGATGCGCAGGAACGGCGGGCGGGCGGCCACGCCCGAGCAGGTCCTGGCAGCGGCCCGTGACCCCGCGCTGCTCGAGCGCGTGCAGGAGCTGTCGCTGCGCTCGGTGCTGCAGGAGTCGCGCCGCGAGACGGGCGCCATCCGGGCGGGTATCTCCAAGCTGGGCCCCCTCGGGCAGGGCATAGCTGCACTGGAGATGCCGTTCACCAAGACGCCGTACAACGTCGTCGCCCAGGGCATGGGCATGACGCCGCTGGGGCTCGCTGGGCTGGTCGAGGACGTGGCCCAGGGACGGGCGCCGCGCGAGATGGAACGGCGGCTCGGGCGGGTCGCGCTCGGAACCGCGGCGATGGCGGTGGCTGCTGCGCAGTACGACGCGGGCACCCTGATCGGCCCGCGCCCCGACTCCGAGGCCGAGGCGTCGACCTGGCCGCCTGGGCAGATCCCGTGGTCGTACAAGGTCGAGGTGCCGGGTGTCGGCACCTACTACCAGCCACTCTCAGCGCTCGGGGTCCTGGCGCTGCCCGTCGTCGCGACCGTCCTGTACAAGGAGGCCGAGAAGAGCGGGACGCCGCTGCTCTCGGCGGAGATGGCGGGCACGCTTGCGGCTGGGCTGGGCCAGTACGCCGAGCAGAACACGTTTTTTGAGGGGTTCGGCAACATCTCGAAGGTGTTGTCAGACCCGACGCGGCAAGCCGAGCGCCACTTCGAGCAGATCGCGTCGCAGTTCGCGCCGCACGTCGTCGGCGGCGGCGGGGCAGGGCGGATGATCCAGCGGATCATGGGCATGCCAGCACGAGACCCGCAGGGCGCGCTCGAGGCGCTGCTGGCCTCGCTGCCGTACCAGGACCCGCTCGCGGATGTGACGGGCAGGTCCCGCGTCCTGCCGCGGCAGGACGTGCTCGGACGGCCCCAGGCGCTGGGCGCCTCGGGCCCGGTCGCCGCGGTCGCCCGCGTCGGCGAACAGCGTGACGCGGGCGTCATCCGGGCGTTCCGCCGTGCGGGCGAGGGGCTGCCGATGCAGGCTCCCCCACAGCTCCGAGACGACGCGCTCGGCCGCCAGGTGAGACTCACGCCCGGCCAGAAGCAGCGCTGGCGCCGGGAGTTCGGGGCCGAGCTGCAATCGCAGTGGGCAGCGTCCGGCAACCCGAGCGACCTCGAAGCCCTGCAGCGGCTGAAAACGGCCGCCCGCAAGGTCGCCGACGACACCGTGCTGGGCCGGCGGTAGGGAGGACTCGTGGCCACGAACGAACCGATCGAGCGCTGGATCACCGACCCCGAGAACTTCCCACCGCAGCTCCCGCAGGGCGTGACCAGGGGGCGGTTCGGCGACACGGGCTTGTACTACGCGCACGAGGTGACCTACCCCGACGGGAAGACGGTGACGACGTGGTACAAGCGCAGGTCTGGCGGGGGCCCCGACGGTGGCGACGCGCCCGTCGGCGAGCCGGTCGTGGGGCTCAACACCGTCGTCAGGGACGCCAAGGTCAAAGCCGACGCCGAGCTCGCGCAGGCGTCCCAGCGCACGATCACGCGCGAGGGCCACACCTGGCAGTTCAACCCCGCGACCAACAAGTACGACATCGACCTCGGTGCCTCGGCAGCCCCCCCGACGGCGGCCGAGGAAGCGACGAAGCAGGCCCAGGCGCAGGTCGCCCAGAGCCAGGCCGGCAACGCCGCATCGCTCGACGCCGAGCGCGCGTGGCACGAGCAGCAGGGCCACGGCAGGCTCACCCACGCGGAGTACGCCACGCAGCAGCGCCAGGCCCAGCAGGACCAGCTAGCTCTCGCCGCGGCGCAGCGGGCCGACGCCGCCGCCACCAAGCCGAACATCACCTACCGTGAGGTCAAGCAGCGCGACGGATCGACCCGAGTGATCCAGGTCCAGGTCGACCCCATCACGGGAGCCGAGAGCGTCAATCCGTCGGCGATCCCAGGCGCACCCGCCCCGCCGCCCAACGTCGCCACCGTCAACGGCCGGCAAGGCACCTGGGAGCGCGACGAGTCGGGCAACGTGGTCTTCAGAGAAGCCCAGGGGCCACAGACCCCGACCTACACCTACCCCGAATTGAAGCTCGCGTACGGCAACATCGCCTCCGAGCTGGGGGCGATCCAGCGCGACATCTACTCGAGAGTCGGCACGGGCCCAGGCAAGATCACCAAGCAGGAGGCCGACGCGCTGTTCTTGCCGATCCACCAGCAGGCGGAGACGCGGGTCTCGGAGCTCAACAACATCGTCTCGACCCAGCGGTCCCTCTTTCAGGCGGACCAGGACTGGGCGCAGGCCCAGCAGCAGACGGCCAACACCAGGCTGGGCGCTGCCAACGACATGTCACGGCTGGCGTTCTCGCTCGGCCAGCAGGCCGACAAGATGGCCCCAGGCACGGGCGCCGTGGCCGCACACGCGATCTGGGACACGCTCGGAGCGCAGCGGGACTTCGCCCGCAGCCTAGGAGGGCTTGAGGACGTGCAGCGACCATCGCTCCCTGGCTACCTGCAGGCGGCAGCGGACGCCCGCCCCGACGCGCCGTTCGGCACGGGCTCGCCCCTGGGATCGGGCTGGATGGCGCCACGCGGGCAGGCCGTGGCCGACGCCAACGCCCGCAGCACGCCCGCCTTCGGCGCCACGATCGGGAACATCCTCGGCGGCGGCGGCGCGGGGCCGGGTGTCGCTCCGCCGGCCGCCCCGGCGCAGCTGCCACTGGCCCCGCCCCCGGGGATGGGCCCGCAGCCATCGGCCCTGCCGCTGGCCCCGCCCCCGGGGATGGGCCCGCAGCCATCGGCCCTGCCGCTCGCGCCTCCCAGTGCGACCGGCCCACTGCCGCAGCCGCCGGTCCGCGACGACTGGGCTCAGCCCCAGGGCTACCACCAGCAGTCTGCATCCCAACAGTTCCCAGGGACGCCGATCAACATCTACGTCGGAGCTCCCGGGCAGCAGCAGATGCCACCCCCGCCGCCACCCCAGCCGCCGATGCCGCCCCCACAGCCACCCATGCAGCCCATGCAGCCCCCACAGCCACCGATGGAGCAGCAGGGGATGCAGGGGATGCCGCCCTCTCCCCAGGGCTACCTCCAGCAGGCCGCGCAGCCGCCGCGGCCGTCGCTCCGAGACGCCCAGCACGACACCGCCTCTGACCTGATCGCGGCGGGCTTCTCGCCGGGAGCTATCGAGGACGTCTGGAAGCGGAAGACCGGCCGCGGCCTGTTCGGGCGCGGCTCTGACGGCGACGAGTCGAACCGCCGGCCGTTCCCAGCGCAGATGCCGTCGGGGATGGGCGGGTACGGGTGAACGAGGAGACAGGAGACAGGAGTCCTTCGCCTGACTCCTCACGTCGTCAACCCCCCTAAACCCCCCTAAACCGCCCTAAACCCCCCCTAAAACCCCTCCTAACCCCTGTCACACGGAGAGCCAGCGGAATGTCAGCGGAACGTCAGTGGAATGTCGGCGGACAACCAGCGGAAAGTCGGCGGAAAGTCGGCGGAACGTCGCCGGGGATGGGAGGCTACGCGTGATCGCCTATCCGAAGCTGGTCCCCTACCGCTGCGACGCCACCCATCCCAAGACCGGACGGTGCTGCGGCGCGGTGCTGCTCGCGGCGTGGTCGCCCTCGGGGGCGGTGGTCAAGCGGCGCTGTAAGGACTGCGGCGCGTGGCAAACGGTCATCGTCGCGGCCGATGACGCGCCAGTGAGCGAGGACGTCGCCGCTCTGCTAGACTAGGCGCAGGTACCCGATACGGCCCGTATGCGGCCCGGAGCCGGCGTGAGGAACGCCGAGACCTCTGGGCCACGCCGTGGAAGAGCCAGTCGGGACCCCCCAGCCAGCCGCAGCCGAGACGGAAGCGCCGGCCGCCGCTCCCGCACCCGAGAGCCTGGAGGACAGGCTCGCCGCTGCCATCGAGGCGGCCAACGCGGAGATCACCGCGCCCCCCGAGGCCCCGTCCGCGCCCGAGGCGCCTGTCCCCGTCGGAGATCCTGGTCCGGCTGAGGAAGCCGGCCCCCGGCCTGACGACGACCAGCCGAACCCCGACCTGCCGCAGTTGACGCGCGGGCAGACCCGCCGACTGTTCGAGCAGTGGGAGTCCGAGCGCCGGCCGCGGTTCTTCCGCGACCTCGAGCAGGCCCAGGCCGAAGCCGCCGAGATGCGGGCTCGCGCTGAAGCCGCGGCCCAGGCCGATGCCGAGGCCAGAGCTGGCTACGACCAGTGGTACGGCCCCGACCATCACTACCAGTACGCCGAGCGGCAGTACGACCAGATCGTGGACAAGCTCCAGCGCGGCGAGTACGTGCCAGACCAGGAGATCCAGCAGGCCAGGGCGTTCGTGACCTGGCGAGACAACCGACGGATGGCGGGAGCCGTCCACCAGCGCGAGCTCGGCAAGGTCATCTCGAACGTCGACCGGCTGTTCCGCCAGGCGAGGGTCGACGGTCTGGACGTGGGCCAGGTGCTGGCCGACGTCAGCAAGCAGGGCGGCCACCCAGGCGCCGTGCTCGAGGCGGTTGCCGCCCGGGTCCGGGACGAGTGGAAGGGCCGCTACGAGGCCGAGAAAGCCGCCCACGAGGCCACCCGGGTCCGCGCCGGCCTCGGCCGCGCTCCCGGCGGCGCGCCTGCTGGCGGGGCCGCACCCCGCGGCGACCTCAGCTCGGTGCTGGGCTCACTCAGGCCCGGGACCGACGCCGCCGAGGCGTTCGTGGAGCGCGCCCTCAAGGGCGACCTTGCCCACCTCGACCTGGCCGAGCGATGAGACCAGAGAGGGACTGACCCATGGCTGTTCCGCAGACACTCGCAGGCATGTCAGCTGCCCAGCGCAACGCCTACAACATGGTGCTGCTGCAGCGGGCGCTGCCCTATACCCCGATGTTCGGGAGCTTCGGCGGCTCACAGAAGGCGTCAATCGCCAAGCACCAGGGCACCACGATGGAGTGGCGCGTCTACGGTGGCACCACCGTCGCCACCACGGGCGCGGGCCTGGCCCTCGCCACGACCGCCCTGACCGAGGGCGTGCCGCCGGCCGAGACCGCGATCACGGCGGCCAAGGTCACCAAGGCCGTCCTCCAGTACGGCGCCTGGGTCAAGCTGTCGGACCTGCTGGTCCACCAGGGCATTGACCCGATCTGGGCCGAGGCGTACGCCCTGCTCGGCGAGCAGGCCGGCCAGACCCTGCATACCCTGCTGATCAACGACCTGGCCGGCGGCACCAACGTGCAATACGCGGGAGCGGCAACCTCCAGGGTCACCGTGGCCTCAACCATGATCCTGAACGGCGCCGAGATCCGCGAGGCCGTCCGGACCCTGAAGCGGGCGAAGGTCCCCCGGTTCGGCGACGGCTTCTACCACGGCCTGATCCACCCCGACCAGTCGTACGACCTCCAGAACGACGCCGACTGGAAGAACATGAACGTGTACAACGGCGGGTCAGCCAACAATGGCAACTCGCTGGTGAAGGGCACCATCGGCGCCCTGCACGGGGTCCTCTTCGAGGAGTCGACCGACGCGCCGTTCTTCGCGGGCGCGGGCGCCACGGGCGCGAACGTCTACGCGGCCCTGATCTACGCGCCGCGCTGGTTCGGGACCGTCGGCCTCGAGGCCCAGCCAACCGCGTCGGTCACCGACCAGGGCGACTCGGGCATTCGCATTTCTGGTGTTCCCGTCGAGACCCCCACCAAGGACGACGCGCTCGGTCAGTTCGGCGTCGCGGGCTGGAAAACGAGCTACGGCGCGAAGATTCTCAGAGAATGGGTCGGGCTCCGCATCGAGACGGGTGCGACAGCATGACGACCGCACGCCCAACGGCGCCACCCGACGTCTCGGCCCCCGAGGACGACGCCCCGATCCCTGGCCGCACCAAGTGGAGCGCGACCAAAGCGCGACGGTTCCTGGAGTCGTGCCCGAAAAAGTGGATCACGGTTGAGCGCAGCGACGACGACCGCAAGTTCGAGACGGAGACGGGCCGGCCGACGTATCAGGTCGTCATCTGGAACGGCTGGCGGGTGATGGTCCCGAAGGGCAAGTCGGTCGAGGTGCCGGCCCCGATCGCCGAGATCCTCGAGCAGTCAGCCCAGATTTTCCGGACCGACCAGGCCCGCGAGGCGCAAGCCTTTTTTAACGACATCGGCGAGGGTCTCGGCATCGAGCTGCCGGGCCTGTAAACGGAGGAAGCCATGCCCACCAACCCGCCCACCAGCCGGGGACCGAGCACCGGAGCCGAGACGACCGCCTCCGCGACGTCGCGGTCGGCCCGCCGCTCCAGGGATGTCACCGGGGAAGAGCCGATCGGCTCGGACGTCGAGCGCGTCTCGAAGGGCTTCGCCCCCCTGATCGTGAACGTCGAGGACCTCTCCGACCTGCGCCACCGCGAGGAGCGCGAGGCCGACGCGCTGGCCGAGATCGCAGCGCCCCCCGAGGTCATCCCCGAGAGCGACGAGCAGACGGCGATCAGGCTGACCCGCGAGCGGTCGCTCGAGGCGCTCGCAGCCGAGCCCGTCGAGGCCACGAGAGGGGTCGTCGTCAACGGCGTGCCGATGCAGGTCACGTTCGACGCCGACGGCAAGCCGGACGGCCCGCCCGAGGCCCTCGAGGTGCTCAAGAACATCGCCCCGCTGGCCCGCACCGTCCAGGCGCAGGGGGGGTACGGCGCCCAGCTGCCCGAAGACCCGTCAGCCGCCATCAAGGCCGCTGCTGGGGCCAAGGAGGAGGCTCGGGCTCGGGAGGAGGCCAGACCGACGGCGCCCGCGGTCACCACGACGAGCCGGACGACGGCCTCGTAACGTGGTGACCCTGCTCGTGGCCGCTCGGGCGCTGGCCGACCAGATCGGGGGCTGGGGGATGTTCAAAGTCACCCGGGCCCCGGAGGCGGCCGACCCCGACGCGCGGCGGACGCTGATCTCGGACGAGCTCGTGGACGAGGACCGCGACCCGACCGCGTTCAACGATTACGTCGCCTACGCCGCGGGCGGGGCGCTCGGCGGCGAGCAGGTCGCCGTCCGCCGCGAGGGCTACGACGGCGCGAGCGGCATCCTGTACACCTCGGGGCTGTTCTCCCTGGTCCCGCGGGTCGGCCAGGAGATCGAGTACCACGCGCGGCTGGCCCGACGGCGGCACCTCGGCGAGCCTGGGCTGCGGGAGGTGCTGAACGAGGCGCTGGACCGGCTCTGGTTCGAGGAGCGCCTGCCCGTCGTCACGGGGACGGGCGTGCGGGTGGCCTGCCCCACCTGGATCTCGTCGGACCGGCAGCTCGGGCCCGTGCTCGCCACCAGCGACCCGTCGGCCGCCGCGTACGGGACGGGCCAGATGGCCTCCCTCGTGCACGACGGCTCGGGCCGCTGGATCGAGCTGTCGTCGCCCGTCTCGGGGGCCTCAGCGCTGGTGGTCAGGCGCCCCCACGGCTCCTGGATCCGGGCCGGCGGGACCTGGGCCGACTCCTCGGCTGGGCTGGTCGACGACGACGACGAGACCATGGCCGACCTCGAGCCGCTGCTGGTGGTCGCCACCTGGCGGGCCTACCGCGCGCTGAACCGCAGGAGCCCCGACTTCGAGCAAGGGCCCTGGAAGGACGAGGAAAGGCGGGCCGAGGTCAAGGCCACCGCCTACCTCCAGTGGGGCGCAGGGTCGACCGTCTCGCCGATCGGGCCGGTTGCCGGCCCGCCGGGGAGCTGGAGTAAGGGCTGGCGGCCGGGCTGATGGCGACCGTCACCGGGGCGCACGCGCAGATCCAGCTCAACGGCGTGCACTACCAGTTGCACCGAGCTTCGGGGCGGCCCGCCATCGTCCAGGGGCGGTTCGGGCCAGGCGACATCACCCAGCAGCAGCACGCCCAGGACGTCCCCAGGATCTGGGACGACTTCAGCGGCGGCGGCGGCTACTCCAGGCGGAGCAGCTCGGCCCCGAACGGCTACGCCTGGTGTATCGGTGACCCGCGCTACCAGCGGGCGTTCATGCCCGCGGGCAAGCTGGTCGAGATGGAGATGCCGGGCGGGTTTGGGGTCGGGCAGGCGTTCGACTCGATCTCGATCACGGGGCGGATCTTCCTGCTGGGCGGCGGGCGGGTCACGGGCATCCCGCAGGGCGGCGCGGATCCCTGGGTTGCGTATCAGCTCCCGGATGGCCAGAACCCGCTGTCGGCAGCCGCGATCGGCGGCGGCATCGTCATGGGCGTGCTGGAGGGCACGCTCCTGCGCTACGACTACACCGCCGTCACCTGGACCAGGTCGGCGAACGCCAGTTTCAACTACGTCGCGGTCGCCTACTGGGTGGTCGGGGGCTACGGGGCGGCCCGTCTGGTGGGGGCCGGCGGGGCGTCGGCACCGAACGGGCTGCGGTTCTGGCCGGCCGACCCGACCCTGCCAGGCGACGTCATGAACCTCGACGACTGGTCGGCCGAGTACCCTGTGGGGGCGCCGTCGGTCCCGATCGTCGGGCTGGTCGTCGCCCCTGTGGGCGGGGCCGACCACGCGTATGTCATCAAGTCGGACGGCATCTACGACCTGGACCACCGCGGGCACTACTCCAATTTGACCCCCTACTGGCGGCACGGCTACGACCCCGTCAACGGCGGCTGCTCGCTGGTGCACGACCGCTATATCTACGCCCGCCACCTGCGCGGGCTCGACCGGGTCAGGGTCGGCCGCGGCAACGACGCCGACACGCCCGAATGGTGCTACCCGGGGATGGGGCTGCCGAACGAGACGCCCGTCCATGGGGTGGTGACCGCACTGGCGCTTGACGGCCCGTGGGTGGTCGCCGCGCTGTTCAACGGCCAGGACACCTACATCTGCTACGGCATGAGCCGCGACCAGCCGGGGGTGCAGCCGGGGCCAGGGCCGATCCTCTGGCACATGGCGCTGGCGAAGATCGACGGCGTGGTGATCTCGGAGCTGAACGTCCACACCTACCTGAGCACGCCGTGGTTGTTTATGGCGGGCGAGTCGTCGGTCGGGGCGGGCGTGCGCGTGTTCCGCCAGGCGCTGCCGAAGGCGGCAACCCCGCTCCAGGCGCTCGAGCGACACCGCCTCTACGGCGCCGACCCGTACCCGCTGGCCTCGACCGCGACGATCGTGCTGCCGACCGACGACTGGGACGACGCGACCGCGTACAAGGTCCTCAGGCGCTTCGACGTCCAGTTGGACAACCTCGGCACCGACGTCACGGCAGAGCTGTTCGCCCAGGCCGAGGGCGGGGCCTGGCAGAGCCAGGGTCAGATGACGACCTCGCCCCGCGAGACGGTGATTCCCGTCGAGCCGCTCACCGCGGGCTACCAGATCGGGACCAGGGTCGACCTGGCCTCGACCGAGACGGTGCCCGCGCTGCTGCGGGCGCTCAAGGCGAGGGCGGCCGTGTCGGTCGACGCGACCGAGCAGCGGGTCTACCATCTGCACCTGGGCCAGGCGACCGAGGGGCTGAACCGGGCGCGAGACCGTCGAGACCCGGAGGTCCTGTTCGCGCAGCTCTGGTCGCTGCAGATGGAGGGGCCCGTGGCGCTGCGAGACCACCGTGGGCGCGAATTGTCGGTCAAGGTCGAGAACGTCGCGCAGGAAGAGGTCGAGGTGCCAGGGTCCGCTGGGCGCCGCTGGGAGATGGTCGCGGTGGTGTCCCTCACAGTGCTGCAGCGTCCTGGATATTGGGATGTGAGTTTGTGGAACACCGACGCGATGTGGAGTGCCTGACATGTCGACGCGGCTGCCCGAGTTTCGCCCGCGGACCCTGATCCGCGTCCCCAACCCGAACACGATGATCAACACCCTGTTCAACGGGACGGTCGGGCGGTCGATGTCGCTGCTGGTGACG